GAGGCGAAGAAGTTAGCCGTTATTATTCCGGTAACAAAAGAGAAGTTGGAAGATACAACTATCAGCGTATTTGAGGAACTAAAGCCGGAAATCGCAGAGGCATTCTACAGAGCGATTGACGCGGCGTGCATTTTCGGTACAAATTCGCCGTTCAAGACAAACATTATGAACGCTATAGACAGCAAGCATATGGTTGTTATAGACAACACAAATATTGATATTGCTATATCTGACGCAATGTCAATAATTGAAGAAAACGGCTATGACCCGTCGGGATTTATCGGTCGTATCGGTGTTAAGAATATGCTTAGAAAATTGCGTGACGCAAACGGCGCACCCGCATATGTCAACGGTACAACAGGCGGTGAGCTGTACGGTCAGCCTATCGAATTTGTGCGTAACGGGGCGTGGGACAACAAACGTGCCGATATTATCACAGGTAACTTCAAGTATGCCGTTGTCGGTATGCGTGCAGGTATCAATTACGAAATTCTTACCGAGGCTACACTACAAGGCACTCTTGACAGTGACGGTAAACCGCTATCACTTGCAGAGCAAG